ATTCGCCGCCCGTCGATGTTATGCCACTCGCTCAACTCGTCCTCGTTATACAGTACGTTGTCCAGGTTCTCCGCGTCGTCGGCCCTCAAAGACATACGATCACCCCGCGTCGTCGGGTTTCGGCTTCGCGGTCTTCGGCTTCGGCGGCTGCTCGGCCTCCGGAAGCGGCGCTGGAGGTTTCGCGGGGGCTGGAGGCCTGACGGCCTTCTTATCGTCGCTCCATACCGCCGCTCCGTTTTTTACCCACGCGGCGGCCCTGTGCAAGTCGTGCTGCGGCAGTTCCACGCCCGCGCGAATTAGCGTCCCCTCAAACATGATCGGCTGTTTAGCTATCAGCTTGCTCATACGGTCACCCCAGCTTTACAAGGACGTCCGCGTCCGCGGCGGCGGCCGCCTGTGTTGCCCTGCCTATCCTTGTATCCGCGTTGCTGCTTGTCGCTTTATTGGCGGTGGCGTTCCAGTACACGGTCGCGCCGATCGCAAAGGTCGCCGTCGCGTCTTTCGGAAACGCCCAAACGCCCTCCAGCCAAACGGAGCCCACGGCTCCCGGCTCGATGTTCGCGCCCGCGATGCCTATACCGAGCCCGCCGAGCGCGACTACTTCGCCTTCGGGGATCATATCCGTCCCCGCGTTCAGGTAGTTTATGTTCTCGCCGGGTCTGTTACGTCTTACCAACATGTCGCTTTACTCCTTTCGTTTTTACGCGCCGGGATTGTAGACAAGCCCGCGCCAGTCGCCGGCGTATACGCCGTAATCGATAAAGATGTCCCAGGCCATACCCAGCTGGCCCATGATCTCCCCGCGCCGGACGTTGATCTGGTTCTGACCGTTGAGGAAGTCCACGCCGACGCCGTCCGTGGCGTTCGCGGCCGCCGCGATGTAATACGCGGTTGAGCTCACGGCGTCAAGCTCCGCGTCGACGATGATCTCCAGCGTACCGCGCAGTACGTTAGCGACGCCCGCGTTGGCCGACGCCGGGTCGGAGACGGAAACCATAAACTGCCGCGCGGCGACCTCCAGCTCGGCGGGAACCATCAAGATCGCCGGGTTGAGGTTGAGCACCGTTTTACCGTCTACGCCCTTTTGCAAACGCATTAATTTACGCATCTGAGCGATACTGGCCGTCCCAAGAGCCGCGCCGGCCGCTATGTTGGCGTGTGACGCGTGGAAAAGCTGTTTGCTGTCTATCTCCAGCACGGGGTTGCCTGTCAGCATCGCGTAAGCGTCGCGGTTGATCTGCCGCGCGGCGCTGTTGGCGTATCCGGACGCCAGGCGCGCAAACTCGCCGATATCGTCGTTTATGAGCATTTGGCGGCTTATGCCTATAGTACGCCCGTATGACTTGAGCTGGCGGTGGAACGGCGTCTGCTCCGTAAACTTTCCGTGGGTCAGTTCGCCGGTCATAGGCACCTCGGGCAAGCCGTCCATTTCGCCCATACGCCACGTCGGCTTGCGTTTGAAGTCGCTCAGGCTGCCGATACGCGCCCAGGCCTGGTATGTGGTCGCGGCCTGCTCGTAGGGCTCGCGCACCACTTTTCCCGCCGTTTGGTCCATGATCGCGCCGAACGAACCGTCGCCCAGCATAAAAGCGCGTTCCAGCATCTCCGCGTCGCCCATGTGGCGCGTGTCTATACCGTCCTGCTCAAGCGCGCGCTGTACGATACGCATGAGCCTAAACCCGGCGAGGTCGCCCGCGTTGTCGCGGAGCTCCTTCTCGCGCGCGGGCGCGTGGCTGGTATGTCTCAGCGTCAGCGCGTCGGAAGCGGCCGCGCGGAACTTGTCCGTTTCGTCTCGCTTCACTCCGTCGCCGGCGGGCACACTCAGCGCCGCCTGCCTTTTGATCATTTCCTCCAGCACGGCGGCGCGCGTTTCTTCGGTGCTCTTACCGTCGCCGATGTAGCCGTCCGGCTCCACGCCGATGCCTCGGCAAAGGGCTGTGATCTCCTGTACTCGCTTCCGCTCGTTCTCCGCGCCCTCCGCGCGGATCGCGGCTTCGTCTATCTCGCGCCTTTCCGCAACGTCCTTCTTTTCAGGCGTCTCGGGCGGCAGGTCTCTCTTGATATCTTCCGGCATGTCCGTTCCTCCTCCTGTTTCTTCGCTTCTTCCGATGCCGACCGACGGGTCGGCGGGTACTGCTACGATAGACACCTCGACGGGCGTCCATTTACGCGCTATCTCGCACGGGCCGGCAAAACGCCCGTCTCGGCTCTTTTCTCCCGTCGCTACGGCTTCCCAGTCGGTCACGCGGTAGCCTGCCGACGTAGCTTTTATCGTTCCGCTATCAATTTTTGCGCGAATTTTGGCTGTGTCCGCGTCTGTGTCGAACACCACATCGCAAACACAGCGCCCATTTTCGACGCGCGGATTTTCCACGCGCCCGAGCACCTTGTCCGGGTCGTGGTTGTACAGCACCACGCCGATATCCCTTAAACGCTGGAGGTCGACGGCGGCCGGGTCGTGATCCAGTATCTCGGCGCCGAACCATCGTTTTACGGGCGACTCGCTCGTAAACGACAGCTGATATTTACCCTTTTCCGCGTCCAGCGCGCGGATCCCGCATTCGGGCGACGCACGCTCCATACGCGCGCCTATCTCAGGCCTTTTTATCGGCATTAATATCAACCTCCTCCGTCTTGATCCCGTACTTGTCCGTTAGCTCCTGCCAATACGCGAGCTCTTTGGCTCTCTGCTCCATGTCCTCGCGCCAGTCGCGCCCATGCTCTCCGGCAATTTGCGCAAATGTAGCGAGTCCGGAGCTTACCGCCAATTCGTCCGCCTTGACCTCTTTCAGCGGGTCGATCCATTTCCGTCCGGTCGGGATAAACTCGTGGGCGCGCCATTTTTCCGCGTCGTCAAAGTAGCCGGGTATATCAACGGCTCCCGCCAAAACGGCGGCGTCCAGAAACGCGGAAAATATCCGGCGTAGAACGTGCTCCTGCAGTCGCCGGCGTTCTATCGCGAACATGGCGTCGTCCTCGATCATCCCCTGGCGCGCGCTGCTGTATGTCACTTGGCTTAAGTCGCGCGCCATCGCCTCGTAACTCAACCCTTGACCGGATGAAACGAGCCGCTGCTGGAGACGGGCAAACTCCGACGCGGTCGTGGCTTGCACCGCGGGCGTTAGCATCTTAGCGTCCTCGCCGGGGCGCAAGTATTTGACCATCCCGGTCGAAAACATTTTTCCGTCGTATCCGCTGGAATTATCCTTTAACGACGATTGACGGCCCAAAGCGTCCGGCGTCGCGTCGCTGGTGATAATAAGCGCCATACTCGCGGCGATACGCTCCTTTACGACCATAGCCTCCAGCAGGCTGTCAATGTCGCGTATCCGCGATAGCACGCACGCCAGGCGGCTGACTTCGCGGCGCTGGCTCGGGCGCGTCTTGCTCCAATACCAAATCACGTCGTCAAGGCTTAAATAGGCGCTTTGCATTGACTGCTGGCCGTTGAGGTCGTACTGGCGCACCCATAAGCCAAGCGGCTGACCGCGCGCGTTGATCTCCACGCCGTCAACGACGCGATTCGCGGCGCTCTTTGGCTGCATCCTGGTATCGTCTATCTCGGATACCTCGATCGCCTGTATGCAAAACGGCACCGCGCGCTCCCGGTCGTAGCGCTTGACAAGCAACATTCCGCCGTCGACAAATTCGCGGCGCACGGTCATACGCAAAATCTCGTCGAAACTCATCTCGCGCTGGGCATCGCAATTTTCCGGCCGCCGCCAAGCCTCCCACAATGCCTCGATCTTTTTATTGATCTCGTCGTTTTCGGTCCGGGCCTGCAACGTTACGCCCGCGCCCACGATATTACGGTCAAGCGCGGCAAGCAGGCTCCCGAGTACATCGCTGTTACGCTCTAAATCGCGCGCCCGTGCCAGCATGACCTCGCGATTTACCGTGTCGGATAGCTGCGCGGAAGTGTTGGTCGCGTTCCAGCCGTGGTTACGGCGGCCCCTGTCCGCCGCGTCATACGCGGCCGCGCGCTGTATCTCCATAGCTCCGCGCCAGGCGTCGCGCCTCGCGCCCCATCGCGGCGAAACCCAATTTATAGTGGCGTCCAGCCAGCCCAATCGATCACCCCCTTACGCGCATTAAAAAACGCCGCCCCGCGCGGGGAGACGCTCTTAAGCGCTGTTACTGTTACCGTTTATCAAAAAAGGCAACGTGAGTACCGGCGAATAACGCCGGGTCGCCCTCTTCCGCGATGAGCTGGTCCTCCAGATCGCGTAAATACTCTTTTAGGGCCTTTATGTCGTAATACGTGATCGTCCGACGCCCCAGCTGATATGATTTTATTCGCCCGACCGCCAGCTTATGGATGGCAGCGCGAACCTCCGCTATACGCTCGCGGGTCGTGAGCGTCATAATATCACGGGTTGAACCAGTTTCCTGTGTCACGTCCCAGCCATCCCCCTTCCGCCGTTTCCTCCGGCTCCGGCGCGTCGTGGTTTTGCAAGTGCAGCGTCCGCACGCCCAGCACGTCCGCGACACAGCACGCATAAACCTCGCAGTCAAGATAATGATTGCCCGCGTGAGTCGACCGCAGGGCCCACTCCTGTACCATCTGCCCGCCGCGCCGAACGTTGATTTTATGTTCGGATGTCATCTGGTTGGCATAATCCTCGCCGCAGTTGGCATGTATCATAAAAGACCCTTCCCCGTTCTCCCTCCGG